TCTAAGTATGTTTCTAAAACTTGCACAGTAGTTGGATATTGTAGTTCGATTTCATAGTAGGTAACATCTACGTTTTCCAATCTTGGAAAATCTAACGGGCGTTTTTGAATTGGTGTTTTCTTTCCCGGAGTCATATTTATTACACCATATTTTTCTAACATGGTTTCTAATCTATTGTCAAACCCTTCGGGCAATTCCCCTGCAACACCCACTTTAAATGGATAGGTTTTTTTAGATTCAGTCAAGTGTTCTGCAAAACTTTTCATTATTGTATCCTAAATTCTATATTGTATTTATCATTAAAAAGTATATTTAAAAATTTCAAGTTCTTTGGCATAATCTTTTTTTACTTTAGAAATTAACCTATTCGTGTACATGTCTTTATATCGTTTATAAGGTGTGTTGTTCAAAAAAGGCAACGGATCATTACAATTGGTTAACCATTGAATATATCTAAAATTACTAGCCAGTCTTTCAAATTTTATTATATGATCACAATCACGACTATATTGTATTTGTGTAAAATAATGTCCTTTATCAATTTGTCTATCATACCAATATTCAAAATCTTGTTCAAATACATGAGTGCGGGTTTTTAATATTTCCCAGTCATCCTTATAATCCAACGATTGTAATTTAAAATAATGTCTATCTTTCTGAAATTTATAATGACTAAACAATCTATCAAATGTATTTCTTACTACACAAAACTTCCATCCAAAGTTTTTATATCCTTGTGCAGTTGCTTCTTCTAATGTTATATGCCAGTTATTAACATTTGTATGTTTTTTAAAATTTGTTTTGATCCATGTTCTAACACTTGTACCTCCAGTTTTTCGAATATGTACAAATGTAAACTTGTTTTCAACTATCACCATCCGTGTTTAAGCCTTTTAGCTTTTGTAACAAACTGTTACGATCTGTTACTACATATCCGTCACCGTTTACTATGTCGCCGGTACCTGGTCCACTATCTTTATCCATCTTTTCTTTTTTAAGTTGTAATTCGACCATTTTTAATTTTTTATCTAATTTTGCTACTTTTGCATCTAGATTAGTTTTTAACATAGTTCCAGCAACTTCAAATACACGACCAGCATATCTGCCTTCTACATTCATTCCTAAATCCATTAGATCGTCGTATGCTTCCATGGCTTTTTCTGCTACTTCGTTTAACTCTTTATCTGCCATATCTCCGAGGCCCTTGACAGCTGGTAATGCACCTGCAATTTTGTCAAACTCTTCTATATCTCTAAATGTATCTTGCTGTTCAATAATTGCTGTTTCTTTTTTTGAAGCCTTAGGCTTTGTATCAGCAACATTTAATAATTCTTCTAGTTTTTTGGTCATAATATTATTCCATTATATGCTAGTATTATTTATCTACGTTTGCCTTTGTGAAAAATATCACCCTCGTTTATAATACGAAATGCTATGCCTTTTTGTTTACACCAAGCTCTAGCGGCTGCCCATTTTGCTTGGTTAACAACATAGTGAGCTTGATTAGCACGGCTGCGTCCTAACTGTTCTCTGTGTGTTTGATTAGCAGGCTTTACTTCGATAAGTTCTACTTTTTCTTTGCTAGTTTTATCGGTGTAAACAATAAAAAAATCAGGAACGTAAATTGTAAATTTTCCACTAAGTGGATTTCTATAAGGTATCTTGATAGATTCACTTGCCCATTTACTAATGCTAGGATTAGTATCACAAAATTTCATAAACATGAATTCCCAACTACTTCTGTATGTAGGTGTTCTGCCTCCTACATATTTGTCAGGATTTTTTAGTGCATACTTTCCCTGAGCAAATCGAGGCATTAGTATACCACATTTCTAGCTTCTATAGTTGTTGTTTCTATAACACTTTTTATTCCTAATAAACTTGAAGCACTACGATTACTGTTAAGTATTTTTGCAACTATACCGCTTAACTGAACTTTATCAAATACTTTTAATGTATCTAATACTTTAAATATATCAACTTTATCTTTTATAGATTGTTCTATTAATATAGCACTTATACTTAGAGCAGACTGTTCTTCAAATCCTCTAGCTTTAAAAAATCCAACAGTTGCATCTACTTTATTTGCACTAACTTCAATTTGTTTGTTAAAATAATTATCAAAAAAGATTTGTGTTTTATCTTTTTGTTTTATGTTTTCTACACTACTCATGCTTGATCCAATGCGCTTTGATAGTATTGCTCTTTGCCTATAGGACTTAAACTATTCCATATATCTTTCATGTCTTGAATATTTCCTGAATTGCTTGTACCTACGTCATCTCTAAAGACTTGAAAACTAACTTCGTCAAGTAGGCCTTGATTATTTTGTAATGCATTCAATCTCTCTCTTCTTGATAAAGTAGATGTTTGTGAACTGTAGCTCGATACAGTTGTATTTGTAATTGCACTACTACTATTTGAATTTGGGAATGTTGAGTTTATTGCTCCAAATATCAATTGATCTAAAATACCAGCTTGAATTCCTTGTCCTTCTGCACTATTAATTATATCTCCAACATTATCAAACTCTAAATTATTGGCTAATTCTATTGTATTTTTTATTGTAGCAATGGTTCCTAGGTCAAATCTACCTGTTTCAATATCTCTAAATATTGACGTAAATCCATCTACTAAGCCGCCTCTTCCAAATATATTAGTGATTCGTCCGCCGCCGCCTTCAACAGTCAAAGGACTAGGTGTAACATCGTAATGAGATGGATTAGCAAATCCACTAGGATTATCTTGACTAGTAGTACCTCTTCCATATAATACAGATTCGTAAGCAACTCGCATAGTATTAGTCATAAAATTACTTGCACTTTGTTCTACTCTATCATGCGCAAAAGTTTCTATTAATGGATTTACTAAAGTCATGCTAGTATATACATTGTTTACGTTTGTGCTATGCAATTGATTAATTGTAATTGAATTAAAGAAAGGAACGTTATTAAATTTTCTTCTGTCTAAACCATGATTGTATGTATTTGCAAATTCGCCTTTGTAATGATTAACAGGAGAATTATTATAAGGCAAAGGAACACTTGTGTTAGGTTGTCCGTTACTAGTAGTGTTTGCATAGTTAGGATCTTGATAATACCATCTAAAATAACTTTCCCATAACAATGTTGTAAGTCCTGCATTATCATCATGGAACACAAATTCTACAGGATCGTAATTTACCTTTGTCTGTACAACTTTTTTTCTATTATACATATTCAAGGTAGATGTATCAAAAGTATACGAAGGCATTGAAGCTGATTCAACTAAAAGATTAAATTCGTTTTTTTGTAATTGATCGTATATACCTAATTCTAATAATGCAGTACGATTTACATCAAATACTACATGATAAAGAAACTTAACTTTGGGAGCAAGACGTAGATTATTCCTAATATACAATGCACTTGCATGTGCAAAATCTCCTAGGTTTCCTTTAGGATTTCCTAAAGCATTACTAAAGTTATCAAAATAATTTGTTATAAAACTGGCCATATTGTATTTATCTCATAAAAAAAAGGAGCATACGCTCCTTTTTTAATTAGGCAATCTCTAAAGTATTTTAGCTTCCGCCACCGGTTACTAACGTACTTGTGTTTCTAGGAACTGCTGAGCCTACGCCTGTTCCTATTGGTGATTGAATTGCGTTGTCATACTGTATTGTTAATGCAACTTGTACAGCATCGTTGTTGGCATAGTTAAGTGTTCCATAATCAACGTTTGTTAAGAAACAACCATATAGTTCCCATGTTTCTAAAACGTTTGGAGTATTCACACCATTACCGCCATCTAATATTTCTATTCTTTGAGTAAATTTATAATCAATGCCAGAAGCAGCACTTGACTGTTCAAAGAAATCAAATTGTTTCTGTAGTTGTTCGCCAACTAGTTTTTGCACATTACCGTTTACATCATCTCTTAGTGTAACGTTTACTGTGTCCCAAGTGTGTTTACCTGCCAAATATACTTTTGAATTATATACGTCAAGTACCATCGGATCAAAACTTAGTGTAGGGCGTGTTGCTTCTACTACCTGTTTTGTCAATTCTTGAGTTTCAGCACTTACACCAAAATTTTCTAGCGTAATTCTAAAACGATATGATAGTTTTGGCATTAGCAAGCCTTGGCTATTTGCACTATTATCGTTTGCTAACGGTACCGAAATTTTTGTTAATGTTGAGATTGCCATCTACTATTCTCCTTAATACATATGTATTTATCTAATTGGGGCCAAGTTTCCTTGACCCCTATTTTTTATAGACCTGCGATCTCGCCTGTGTTTTTAATACGCAACGGAATATATATAAATTCAATTGCTTTTACAGGTTCGATAGCTATATCTACATATAGCTCATTTCTATCAATTCTTGCTGGTGTGTTGTTAGTTTCATCACACACAACTAAGAAGTCATATAGTGCTCTAAGTCCAACTAATTCTACCATTAAACTTTCTACTTGCTGCTTGATTTCATCACGGGTGATTTTATCATTTGGTTCAAATAGATAAGGTTTGGCAAGTTGATTTAACTGACTACGTAAGTAAACAACTAGTCTTGCAACATTAACTCTATCTAATGCACTTGCATTTTTAGCACGAGTTTTTTGTCCAAATACAACTAATCCTGCACCATTTAAGAAAGTAATCGGATTAACATTGTTTCTATACAATGTATCACGCTGACCTTCGTTTAGTGCAATACTTACAAATTCGTCCTCGGCATTTATGTAACCTACACTAGAAGCATTTGTTACTCCGCCGCGTCTTGTACCTGCTGGTGCAAACCATGGATAAGCAACTTGGTCATTAAGTGCAAATGTACGTAGTACCATATGCGATGCTGGAACAACAACATTGTTACCTGTGTTATCACTTGTAAGTCCACTTGGATAATAAACACCTAAGTATTCATCGCTTGTTACAAGACCGTCATCGTTATCTTCAACTGCTAGTTGTTGGTTAGTTGCCCAATTTTCTAAGCTAGTTGCGTCTGGTGTTAGTCTCATTGGACTATCTCCAACTACAAATGCAGTTAGTCCTCTATCAAAGTTTAGAGTAATCATTTCGCCTATTAGCTCAGAATATCCTGGGCAAGCAATTAAGTTAAATGTTCTTGACTCGTCATCTCTAATATCTTGGTTACTATTCATTAATGATTGTAAAGCCTGCGTTACAACTTTACGCTGTGCTGATCTGCCAAATGTTCCGCTACCGTCTGCTTGATTACCTGATTCAGTAACCCAACGGTGTGGATAATAACTAGACATATCTTGATCGCCAAAACGTGTGTTCTTAGCTGTTAGATCAATGTAGTTACGCTCAAAACGTCTTACATTAAATCCACTTCTACGTAAATTCCATAGCAACATACCTTTTGGATAAAGTGCAG